TCCGGCCAGCCGTCCTATCGCGGCAAGATCACGGCCGAGCGCCCCTACGATCCCACCTCGGAGGGCAACCTCCTGCGCGCCGAGGCCGAGCGCGACAAGTTCTGGGCCGTCGAAAAGATGAAGACGGCCATCGCCGAGAAGGAAGGGCAGAAGCGCGTCGAGCAGCTCGCGAAGCTCAACGACCGCATCGACGATCTCTGGGCCCGCAGCACCCTGACGGCCGAGGAGCAGGCCTACCGGCAGGCGGCGGTATGGGAGGACGAGGGGGCCTCCCGATACCGTATCGAACGCTGGCTCACGGCGGAGCTGGAAAAGATCCGTGACAACGACGAGGCCAAGCGCCTGGAGCGTCTCGGGAAAATCGAGCAGGCGGAGCGCGAGCACGCCTGGTCCATCGCCGAGATCTGGGCCGACGCCTCGGCGCGGGACGTTATTCAGCGGCTCGGGTTCCGCAAGACAATGCTGGCGGATCAGGAGAGCCTGGGCCTTATCGGCGCATCCGACCGGCTCGTGCAGGAATTCGACCTGACGCGGAAGATCCTCGAGGCCGAGGAGGGCCGCCTCCGTGTCCTCATCACGAAGCGATCCCAGGACGTCACCGAGGACGATCTGCGCGGGCAGCGCGAGATCCTCAAGCTGGCGCTGGAGCACAGGGAGATCTCGAAGCAACTGCTCGAGGTCGAAGAGATGCGCATTCTGCGCATGAAGGAGTTCTCGGGAAGCTTTTCCGAGGGCCTCGACGCCGGCGCCCGGAAGTACTTCAGCGAGATCGAGGGATCCTTCCGCCGCGGGCGCACGCAGGCCGAGCAGACGGCACGCGGCATGGAGCAGGCGTTTTCCGACGGCTTCTTCGCCGTCTTCACAGGGCAGGTGGACAGTCTGGAAGATGTCTGGATCAACTTCTGTCACTCCATGGCCCGCGCCTGGTCGGACACGCTGGCGCAGATGGTGATGGAGAGCCTGAAGGGGTCCGGCGGCGGGCTGTTCGGCGGCCTGGGCTCGATCCTCTCCGGCGCGGAATCATTTGACCTTTTCGCCCTGTTCGGAGGGGGCTCGGGGATGTTCTTCGAGAAAGGCGGAATCTTCAGCTCCGGCCGCCTCGTTCCCTTTGCCGCGGGCGGGATCGTCGAGCGGCCGACGGTCTTCCGCATGGCCTCCGGCATGGGGCTCATGGGCGAGGACGGCCCCGAGGCCGTCATGCCCCTGGGGCGGACCGCCTCGGGCGAGCTGGGCGTGAAAGGCATGGGGTCGGGCGGGGTCGTGATCGTCAACAACATCCGGGCCATCGACACGCAGAGCTTCGCGGATGTCTGCCGGCGCAACCCGCAGGCGATCACGCAGACCGTATCATCCGAGATGAAAGACGGCAAGCTCAAGCACTGGAAGCCGTTCATGGGGGGCTGACATGGCGAAATTCCCCGAAGACGTGAAGCTCTCCTACCCGCTGCAGATCAGCCCGCGGTGGCGCACCGTCGTGACGGCCTTCGACGGCGGCTGGGAGCAGCGGGCCAGAAAGGACGACTTCGCCGTCTACGACGTGACGCTCAGGATCGACAAGGTCTCCAAGACAGACTTCCTGAAGATCTGGGAGTTCTACCAGGCCCGCAAGGGGGCCTACGAGGCCTTCTATTTCTTCGTGCCCTATCCGGACACCTACAAGGGGCTCTACGTGGGCGTGGGCAACGGGTCGACCACCACGTTCGACCTGCCCGGCAAGTCCACCTCGGCCCGGTCCATCTACCTGGATTTCGCCCTGCAGTCGGGCGGCTACTCGATCCTGGACGGCGGCGGGGCGGAGGGCGCGGACCGGGTGCAGTTCGCCTCCGCGCCGGCGGACGGGATGATCATCTCCTGCGACTTTACGGGTCTCATGCGGATCCGCTGCCGGTTCAGGGAGGACGCGATGACGAAGGAATACATGGCCAACGGGCTCTACCGCACGGGCCTCGAGCTCAAGGGGCTCAAGGGGAACTGATGAAGAATTTCGACGCCGACATGGCCGCGGCCCTCGCCGCCGAGACGCTCAGCCCATTCTGGCTGCTGGAGCTGCAGCTCTCGACGCCCGTGTACTACACGGACCGGGACCGCGCCATCCGCCACGACGGCAAGACATTCCAGCCCCGCGCCTTCAAGAGCGCCGACATCGCCTCGGCCATCTCCATGTCCGTCGAGCGGCTCACGGTCACGATCGACGACGCCGACTCGGTGATCACGGCCCTCTTCCTGGGCGAGAACGTCCGGAAGAAGACGGCCATCCTGTATTACGGCGTCATCAAGACGGACTGCACGATCTTGGCCGAGGAGGTCTTCCGGGGCTTCATCGGCGGCTGGAACGCCGTCGAGCCCGACATGGAGATCCGGATCGTCAACGAGATGGTCCTGTGGAACCAGAAGACGCTGCGGATCGCGCAGTCGACTTGCCCGTGGGTGTTTAAGGGCACGGAGTGCGGATACGGCGGATCCGGGGGTTGGTGCGACCAGAGCTACGAGCGCTGCACGGCCCTGGGCAACGCGGACCGGTTCGGCGGGTTCGAGTTCCTGCCCTCCATCATGGAGCGGCAGATCTGGTGGGGGAGGATCCCGAAGTGAAGTTCGCCGATGTCATGGCCGGTTTCATCGGCAGGCCGTTCCGCCCGGGCGGGACGGGGCCCGACGGCTACGACTGCATCGGCCTCTGCTGGGCGGTCCTGCGGGCCTTGGGCCGTGACGTGCCGGCCGAATACGCCGGCTGGAGCGTGGAGCGCGGGGATTATGCGGAGTGGGCGGCTGCGGACCGGGCCGCGGCCGACGCCCTGGTGCGGGAGATGATGGGAAACGTGGGCGATCCCGTCGCGCCCCTGTACGAGCTGCCGGGGGATCTGCTGCTGGTCGATTTTGCGGGGATGGGCGAGACGCTGGCCGTCTACTGCGGAAACGGCGTCGCCGTGACCTCGACACCGAAAACAGGCGTTCGGGCGTTCAACCTGTCGCGAAAGATGCGCATCGTCGCGGCGCGGAGGTTCCATGGGCGTTGAAGGGTTCATCCTGGTCTCTCTCTTTGCCACGGTCTCGAGCGTGATCTCGGGCATTGCCCAGACCCAGCAGGCGAAGAGCCGGGCCGAGCAGGCGCGCCGGGCCATGGAGGAGCGCTCGCGGGGGCACCTGATCAACGCGAAGTCGACCCAGGCGGAGATCCCTCTCATTTACGGACAGGTGCGCGTCGGGCTCAACCATTGCTACGTGGGCACCACGGGGGACCGGAACGATTACCTGCACATCGTCGGCATAATCGGCGAGGGGCCCATCGACGGCATCGTCCAGGTCGGCGGGGTCGACCAGATCTGGATCGACGGCAAGCTCTGGACCGAGTACGGAGCCGATAACGTCCACTATGAGTTCTTCGACGGGTCCGCCTCCCAGGGCGTCTGCTCCACCCTGCACAACGTCGATGTCAACTGGGTCAACCCGCTGCGCAACACGGCGTATCTCTACATGCGCCTGAAGTACAACCAGGACAAGTTCCAGGGGCCGCCGGGCGAGATCACCGTGGAGGTCCGGGGGCTCGAGGTCTACGACCCGCGCACTGACTCCACGGCCTGGTCCGACAACCCGGCCCTGCACGTGCGCGACATGGTCGTCCGCAGCGCCCAGCGGGGCGGCATGGGCATCGACCCGTCGCGCCTCGACGATGCATCCTTCGGCGGTGCCGCCACCTACTGCGAGACGAAAGGCTGGAAGGGGGCGGCCTGCATCAACCACAACCAGGCCGTGACGGACAATATCGCCCTGCTGCTCACGGCCTTCCGGGGCGAGCTGATCTACTCGGAGAACCTGTTCAAGCTGCGCTACCGCGACCTGGGATACGAGTCCCCGGTGATGACATTGACCGATGACGACGTGATCGCCCCCGCCGGCCGCACGACCCTGCAGATCACCGAGGCCGACGTGTTCGACACGCCCACGGCCCTGCGCTGCAAGTTCCTGAACCCGGACAAGATGTACCAGATGGACGACCACGTCCTTCCCGACACGGAGGCGGTGGCCTCGGAGGGCTACCGGGAGGACGGGGTGGACATGACCGCCGTGGGCGGCTACGCGAACGTGGTGAAGATGGCGAACTACCTGCTGGAGCGCCGCCGGCTCGGCAAGGAGGCGACGTTCCAGGCCCGGTCCCGGTGCGCCGCGCTCGAGCCGTGCGACGTCGTCCTGTTTTCGCACCGCAAGCCGGGCTGGACGAACAAGTACTTCCGCGTGATGAACGTCCGCGTGGCCATGGACGGCTCCTGCGCCCTGTCGCTGCAGGAGGAGTACTCGAGCCTCTACGACGACGTCTACAACCTCTCGGCCCACACCTGGCGCGACACGACCCTGCCCTCGCCCCTGTCGGACGTGCCGTCTGTGCGGAACGTCTCCGATGCCGAGGAGGTCTACAATTACCGCGGCCGGTCCTGGACACGCTGGAAGATCGATTTCGACCCGCCCGATCCCCAGGCCTACCCGTTCTGGAAGCACGCCGAGATCTGGCTCCGGATCGGCGAGACGGGCGACTGGAAGTTCATGACCGTGGCCACCACGGATTTCCAGCTGGACCCCGTCGAGGAGGGGCAGACCTACTACTGCCGGATGCGCTCGGTGAGCATCTTCGAGACGAAGGAGCCGTTGGAAACCTGCTATACCGTGTCCCGCATGATCCAGGGCAAGACGTCCCTGCCCTCGGACATGACACCCATCACGGCCGTCGCCTCCGCCGACACGCTGTCGATCCTCGGCGAGGCCCTCTCCGAGCCGGACATCGAGGGCTACGAGCTGCGGATGGGCGACGGCTGGCAGGGCGCCCTGCTCATGGGGTTCTACAAGGCCCCCATGATCCGGTTCTCCGGCGTGCGGCCGGGCACCTTCACCTGGTGGCTCGCGCCCATGGACAACCGGGGGCAGTACGCGAACACGAAGCGCTCGGCCCAGTGCACCGTGCGCTACCCGGCGGGCTACGAGGACAAGAACACCTGGTCCTGGGATTTCACGACGGGTACGCACTCCAACACCGAGCATGCGACGTACAACAGCCAGGATGCGCTGCGGTGCTCCCACACGGGCGGAGTTCTCACGGGGACGTGGACGTCCCCGGAATACGACCTGGGCTCGATCAAGACGGTGCGTGTCTGGGGGGACTTTCTGACGGCCTTCGTCGCCTCGAACCAGACGTGGGGCGGGATCCTGCCCGGCGGCACGACCTGGGCGGACATCGGGATCTCGACCAAGCGGTGGTACGAGATCTTCGCCGCCACCATCGCCGGGCAGCTCCGGGCGAAGCTCAAATGGGGGGATTCGTCCGGATCGCTCACGAACGAGGCGTCCTTCTTCGAGCTGCTCGCGCCCGAGATCACAGGCCGCTACGTACAGGTCGAGATCACGCTGACGGACCCCACGCAGGATTCCGTCCTGTATCTGTACAAACTGAACATGAAGGCGGCCTACTGGCAGTGAGGTGATCAATGGCCATGGATATCAGGCTGGACACGGTAACCAAAACCGGCAAGGTCTACACCGCCTATGTGCAGCTGGTCGACTCCAAGTCGGGAAAGATCCTGGAGACCTTCAGCTGCACCTATGACCCGGACAAGAAAGGCGGCTTTGCGGCCGCCCTGAAGGCGAAGGCCGAAGCGGTCAAGGCCCGGATCGAGGAGAAAGACGCGGCCCGCGGCGAGATCGAGGCGGTTATCGCCCAGATCAGGGCCGAGACGGGAGGATGAGATGGCGCAGAACTTCACGGACGATTGCTTTGACGCCAGCCATGTCGGGCAGACGGATCTCGGCAACATCGAGAACAATTTCGCCTGCCTGAAGAGCAGCTTCAGCGGGACCTCCGCCCCGTCGAACCCCGTCGCGGGGATGCTCTGGTACGACACGACGAACAACCTGCTGAAGCTCCGCAACGCGGCCAACAACGCCTGGCTCGAGATCTACGACTTCGGCAACGACCGGGTCGCAGCGGGCAAGGTGGGGACCGATTCCCTCGCCTCCGGCGCCGTGACGGATGCGAAGGTGACCAGCGTCGGGGGCTCCAAGATCACCGCGGGCAGCATCCCCTCCGGGAAATTCCAGGCTGGCGCGATCGCCGGCGCGGATATCGCCGACGGCACTATCACGCGGGCGAAGATCGGCGCCTATACGGCCGGAAATTACTTCATTATCGGAAGCGATTCAGAAAAAACGACAGCGGCGACATCCTACACGAAGGTCAAGGAGATCGTCGTAACCCGCACCGGGACACTGCGGGTCAGTTTTGCTCTTGCCGGGTCGAACATGATCAATGCCTACGGCCGTGTATACCGCAACGGGGTTGCCGTCGGTACGGCCAGGAATACCACATCCACAACTCCCCAGACTTACTCGGAAGACATCTCCGGATGGGGGCCGAATGATCTTTGCCAGATATACGCCTACACGCAAAACGGAGCATATCCGGCCAAGGTTACGAACTTCAGGCTCTACACCGGGGCGCCGGAACGGGAATACGTAACTCTGGACTGAACGATCTACCCTACAGGAGGTCATCATGGCGAGCTTCAACAAGTTCCAGGATTTCGTCGAGCAGTTGGGAAAGGGCGTGCACCAGCTCCACGCCGCTGGGCATACCCTCAAGGTGTTCTTGACCAATCAAGCCCCGGCGGCCACAAACACGGTCAAGGCGGACATCACGG